GTCGGACGGGACGTGGGTCCACGAGGAATCTCTCAAAGGAGAGTTCCTGTACCGAGTTTGGGAGGAGGAGAGGAGGGAAAGGATTTGCCTTTTCCGTAAGGGATCCGCTCTCGAAAGGGACGGCATGGGTCAAGAAGGCACAGCAGATTGAGGCAATCGTTGTGACCGCAGGGAAGAAAAGAGTCCTGACAAAGTGTTCTGTTTTCAACCAGAACTTAGCGTCATTCTCGAATTCTCTGTACGACTTCCTATCGAAGAAGAGCTGGTTGGTCCGGGGGGAGTTCACGGATGAACACCTGGAGAGGCAGGGTTTTAGGCCCGGGAGAGGCAGAACGTTCGTTTCGTCGGATTATTCCACGGCAACGGACTCGATTCACCACGATCACATCCGAAGTATTCGGGATGTGATGATTTCAATGACACAGGGTGTCAAAGAAAAGGAGTATGTGGGGGAGTGTTTCGAGGTCATGTTGGGCCTGAAGATCCGCGAGGGGAAAGAGCAGATACCAGTCAGGACTGGTACCATGATGGGACTCCTGGGGAGTTTCTCTATCCTCTGCCTGGTCAACGCAGCGACGATCCTAGCCTTCACAGGCCACGAGGACGGGTGGCTGGTCAACGGGGACGACGGTCTCATCCAGGTGGATGGGAAGAAGGCGAGCCAATGGTGTCCACACGCCACGAGTTTCGGATGGGTGGTAAACCCCTCAAAGCTCATGGTGTCCGAGAGACACGTCAACCTCAATTCCAAGTCCTATTCTTGGTCCCGGGCGAAGGAAAAATGGTTTGAAACCTGTTCCTACTCGGCACAATGCTTCAAGGCTGCGTGGAAATCCTCCACCCTTGAATCGATGTCGCACCGAGCCCGTCAAATGGCTCCCAATCTTCGAAAGGCCTTCTACAGGCACTTCGAAAAGACCTCAATCCGTCTAGGTGTTGACCCACTCAATGGCGACTTCTCGGTTCCCAAGGATCGAGTACACTTCGGAGTCTTCGTCAGGCTCTCGGAAAGGTTTCACGGGGTAAAAAAACCGGTGACCTCTTCCTTCAAACCGAAGTTGAAAAGGCTCGACGACAAGTCGATCTTTGCCTGGGAGGAGCACACTGGTCAGTCATTTGAGAACTTCTCCAATGATATGATGGTCCAAGAAAAAATGGACTTCGTATCAAAGGGAAAGGGAAACAAGACCACGGAGAGTGCTCCGAACGTCGAGGGAAAGGGACCGAGGGAAGGGAAACACTACTGGGACCGATGGGGTCTGGTCAATGTCGTGGATAAGATCAACGAACGCATAGATAGAATTATCTCGGGAGAGAAACTCTATTCCGAACGTGCGGTTCTTGTTGCCACTCAGATGTTGTCTGGAAGGATGGATAAGTCTGCCTTTATAGGCGAGTCAAAGAGAACGAAATCGGTAAGATTTCCTACTCCTACTTATTACAACTATGGGACCTGGGGTAGTGACGTCCGATGGGATCTGGGATCCATTGGGTGTGTTGAGAAGGGAGAG